CTTACAACAGGATCAAGACCTACTGATACTCAAATACAAACAGAAATAGATCGTCTTGTGGCTGCACAGCCTATGACCTTGTTAAGATATGAAAGAAATGCAAGGTTAGCAGCTTGCGATTGGAGGGCTTGTTCTGACGTAACTCTTTCTGATGATTGGAAAACATATCGTCAAGCATTAAGAGACTTACCTGCAACTGCGTCACCTAAACTTGATAGTTATGGTGAATTAGATTTATCCTCTGTTACTTTTCCTACTGAACCATGAGTACATTAAATATATCATGGAAACTTAAAATTTTTAAAACCAATTTATTATGACTAGACCAACCACTGAACAATTAAAAGAAACACTACAAGAGTTAGTTACTAAACACAATGAAGCTCTAAAAGTTCAAAATACTTGTAAAGAACAAATTATAGCTATACAAGCTGTCATACAAGATAGGGAGTTAGAAGATGGAGATTCCAACACTGTTACTTCCGAGATTGCAGAAGATTGAGACAATTTCTATACCGCTACCCACTGCTGACGTTCCTAGTTATGTACCTTTGGTAGTGCCTCCTAGTGATCTTAGAGAACCAGAGGGTACACAAGCAGAGACTACAGAAACTACGGAACAACCAGCACCGAGCAT